GTATAGATTGGTTTGATAAGGGGTAAGAGGGTGTTGCACAGAAGTCCATACCTAGACTTAAGCTCTGTAAAGCCTGTTGCACAGAACTGAGTACTTTTCTTTCTACTCTCACTAGCTGACCAGAGGTTATATTGAACCCTTTTCATAGACCCAACTTGCAAGATGCAATGCATGGCAAACCTTTGTGCTCCCTCAAAATTGGGATCAACACCACACCCTAGCCTCATTCTTGAGTCATCTGATGAACATTGTAGTAATCTTACCATTGGGCTAATAGCTTCAGAGTATTTTGATTTAGCTACTAACTTATTGAATTCTGCAACCATGAATTTATCTAGCTGGAGTAGTGCCATTGCATGCAATGTTGTGCTGTAAAAATGCAACACACCCTGCATCCAATCTGTCTCATCCTTAATAAACATGCTGTTTGGTTTACAAAGGTCACCTGTTGCTTGATCATCACCTCTTAGATCATGTACAAGAGCCATTATATCCTCATTGAAGGACTTAACATACTCAGGGTTAGTTTTTTCTTGTTCACTCACCTTAAGCATTTGCTCAACAACTGTGAAAGGCATCTCAATGTTCTTTTTAGTGAATAAATTTAGGATCTTATTGATCACCTTTGACACATCTTTCGGAAAAACTTTGTTTGTTGCACAGCCCATTGCTGCTGTTAACATTGATGGTGCCCATCTTGAACAATCATCACTCCAATCAATAACAATTGGCACCGAAAATCTACTTGAACTTGTTATCTTCTTCAGGTCTTGGTAGAACTTATCTGAATCAGCATCATCTCTTTTTGGTTTGGTCATTGTTTCAGCTGGCAGACTAGCAGCAACTACCCTACTACAGTGCTCAACAAAAGAAACAAGCAATCTGAAAGCCATGCACATAACATAAATTTCTCTCACATTTACTTTCTGGTTCTTCATAAACAAATTAACCATAACACCGTATTCTTCTTCGCACTCATCCATTAGCTCAGCTAATCTGAGAAATGGTTTTATATCAGCTGACCAATCAGGTAATTTGTCTATCTGCTTCACAATGGCTTCAATGCATTTAATCCTCTGGTTAAATTTCTTCTTGATAACTTTGTCAGTAGAGAACTCCCACTGACTATGAGCAACAGCACTTGCTTTTGTTGTCATGTAGACTGGATAGATTTGTTCATCAACCTTTTTTGACATCTCTGTGTAGAAATGCCTATCATAATCTCCATGTTTTTTCTCCAGGTACTTCCTAGTTGTCTTTCCAAGCATGCAGCAATATTTCATGTCAGCCTCATGAGATCTGTAGCCAGTGACATCTATATGACCATTTGGCTTTCTTGGTAATACTCCCCTAGCTAT